CGCGCAACATTCGTCGACGGCGGCTCCGGCGTCGAAGCAGGCCTGATGGAAATGCTCGGTCGCATGCAGACCGGCAGGCTGAAGGTGTTCTCGCATCTCAGCGATTGGTTCGAGGAGTTCCGGCTCTATCACCGCAAGGACGGCAAGGTCATCAAGGAGTTCGATGATCTGATGGCCGCGACGAGATATGCCTGCATGATGCTGCGCTACGCCATCACCGAGCCAATCAAGCGCGAACGGCTGCGCCCAACCGGCTCCTGGCAGGCGGCATAGGAGGCGACCATGTCTCTAGGCTTAGCATTCTGGATACTCATGTTGATCTGGTTGGTCTTCGGGTTGGTATGGCACTTCGGCTACATCGGCACCTACGGGCCGGTCGGCAGCACGTTGCTGCTGTTCATCTTGTTTCTCTTGCTCGGGTGGAAAGTCTTTGGACCGCCTCTACACGGCTGAAACAATGATGGACCGCCAAACCAAGTTCGCCTTTGCAACGCTCGCCGTGCTGATCGCGTTTATCGTGCTGCTGGCGCTCTACGGCAGCTATAGCGGCTGGTATGAATGAACACACTCGCACAGCTCGGCGCAGCGCAAGGAGGCGCGACGCTCGCCAGCATGGGGCAGAAATATCGCGACCTGCCGCCCGCGCCGTTTGCTGATCGTTTTGGTGCGCCCGTTACACCCGAGCAGGAGCGCGCCCAGGCCCTGCAGTTGTTCCTGCAGGAGCAGCAGAAATATCAGGAAGAGCAACGGCAACGTCAGCGCACGCCGGAATACACTTGGCCCGCAGGATTTATAAGGCTCTGACATGCCGGTCTATCCGCAATGGATACCGACGCTCGGCAACATGGGCGATAACGTCGGCGCAGCCGCAGGCACGTTCCCCGCGCCGCCCGTGTTCCGAACCTTGGGTGATATCAATCGCGGCGAACCAACCGCATCCTATATCGGCGCACTCGGCCCGCGCAGCGTCACCGGGCCAGGACGCGGATCGCCAGGAGGCCTGCCCGTGCAGGCACGCGACGCGTCTTCACTGATGCTCACCCGCGAGCGACTGCAACGCGCCCTGGAGGATAATCCAGGGCTGGCCGCCACACTGGCGCGCAATCGCTCCGCAGAGATCGGACCAACCGCCTCGCCCGAACGGAGAGCTTGGTACGATGCGCTGGTCCTCGATCGTGCCGCCGCTCGCGGGGAGCCGCTCGACTACACCTTGACCAACCGGGCCTACTTCCCGTCGACCACGACCGGCTATCGCGGCCCGGTCGGCAACTACGAAACCGATCCGGCCCTGTTCGCGGGAGCTAATCCGGCAAATTTTGCCACCGGCAATGCCAGCTTTGATCCGCGCACCGGCCGCCAAGTGGGATTTGCAGGTGGCCCGCAGACTTCGTCAATCGGCGGCGGCAGCAACCCGGAGCGCGGCGGCATCGAACGCCAAGACCTGCCCTACGCGCGCGCCGTCGGCTACACCGGCCCAGATACGACCGCGATTGGCCTCGCAGGCCCCCTCGGCATGGACGCCACCGATCTGACATCAGGCGGCTGGAACACGACGGTCAGTCCTGCCACCGGCGGCGTCGGCTACGTCAGGCCAGATCTGGTGGCGCAAGGTGCCACCACCAATCCCGAGGAGCTGAAGAAGAAGGAAGAGGGCTTCAGCCTGGGCCGCCTGCTGGCGGGCTTCGACTTCACGCCCGCCAAACCGGCCAAGGCTGCACCGCTCGGCTTCGGTGAGGGCAGGCCGCTGCAGTTTGCACCGTTAGGGCAACGCCGTGCCAGATAGACTTACCCTGGCGCAGCTCGGCGGCAACGTCGGACGATTGGACAATCCGAACGCAGCAGGCCCGCGTAATCTGCTGCGCACACTCGGCAGCTATCTCTCGCCCGAGCTGACCAGCTACCTCACCGAGCCCGAGACGCCATACAGCGAACGCCTGCGCGCAGCTGGTGGTGCGATCGGCCCGCAGGGACAGCTCATCCCGCCGCTGACCGGCAAAGTGCCGTCGGTGGTGGACCCGCGCCTGCAGGGCGCGCAGGCCGAGGCGTTCGATCTCGCCAGCATGCTGGCTCCGGTGGGTGGGGCCAAGGCGATCACAGCCGCGACGCTCGGCGCAGCAGCAAAGGTGCTCAAGCCGGGAATGCTCAAGGAGTTGACCGGCCCAGATGCCGCCAAAACATTCTACGAAGCAGTGAAGGCAATCAAAGAGGCAAGCCCGCACGGTGCCGCCGTCACACTGAAAGACATCGGCGACTACGCCCAGGAGGGCGCGAGGCTGTTTGCCACCAAGGACAAGCTCGCGACCGTCGCCGTGATGCCGGATGGCGACATCGTGTCGGTGGCGAAGCATCCCGATGCGCCGTTCAGCGGTGCGGGACCGGCATCGGCTGCGAAGGGAGTGCAAGCAGGCGGCACCAAGCTCGATGCTTACGATACCGTTCTGCCTGCGCTCTACGGGAAAGCTGGTTTCAAGGAAGTCGCGCGTCTGCCGTTCAATCCTAAGTTTGCACCGGAAGATTGGAACCCAGCCGACTTCGCTGCCTTCCCCGGCAAGACACCAAACATTCCGGGGCGGATGAAAGACCTCCGCGTCGGCGGTCCCGGCGAACCCGACATCGTCGGCATGGTCGCCAACCCGCCAGGACGCACGTCCGGTGTGCAGACGCGCACCTGGGACGACATGCAGATGCTGCAGGAGCTGGCGAAGGCAGGACGTCACCCGGCGCAGTTCATCAACGATCCGACACGCTCGATCTTCCCCGGCATCTACGGCGATCCGCGCGAGATCGCGGCGACTGCTGCCAGCCGCGTCGGGCCGGAAGACCCGATGCTCAAGCGGCTGTTTGGCGTCTCGCGTGGCGACCTCTTCGACATGGCGCTGGAGCGCGAGAAGACCGGCCTCGGCAATCTGCCGCCGCCGACGATGAAGCCCACAAAGGGCAGCGAGGCGGCGATCGCCAAGGTGATGACGCCGCAAAACGTGCAGCGTTATGTCGATGCTTTGACCGAGGCGCGGAAATATCCCGGCCTCATGCAAGGCGGCTACGGTTGGTACATTCAAGACCCGCTATTCCAGCAGATGGAACGGGTGGTAGGCACGCAAAGGGCGCTGCAGGAATATCCGCAATTTGCTGGCTTCCAGGGTTCGCACTCGCCTGGATCAAATGTGCTCACCGAAATCCATCGTGGGACCACCGCTTATCAGGCCGCGAAAGAAGGATGGTTGCCGGAATACATCCAGTACGGTTCGAAGAAGAAGGGCGTGCCAATCCCGCCCGATATTGAGGCTCGCCTGCAGGGCGTACCGGGACATCTGGCACATGGCGCACAGACAAGCGGATTATGGGACATCCTCGCGGGCGTCCCGATGGATACGCCGAAGACAACGCCATACGTCAATGCAGCGGGTGTGCCGCAGACCGGCTACAGCTGGCAGATACCGACGCTCGACGCGATGATGGCGCGTAGCCTTGGAATGAGCGATGTGCGAACGGCAAAAACACTGAACGAAATACAAGGCTCGATCACGCCGCCCGAGCTGGCATCGATCCTGCCGCATTACCAGCGCATGGTAGATCAAGCCGGTATGAACCCGGTGGGAGCGCAAGGCGTCGGTTGGACGATGTTTGGGCCGCAAACCGGCGTCGAGACTGCGCTCGGCGCACCCAAGCTGGAGCTGCAGGCGCAGCAGATCGCGCGCCGCTCCGCAGACCTTGAGAAACAAGGCATCAAAAAATCACCGGAACAGGTGAGAGACGAAGGCCTGCAGGGCCTGGAACATTGGTTGGTGCCACTGGTGGGCGGTCCAACCGCCGCTGCGCTGCTCGGTCGATCGTCCGAGCCGACTACTTACTGATCAGCCACCGCTGCCGCGCCCGGTAGATCATCCAATCGATCTGCCACTCGATGAAGGTGACCTCGGCAGCACTGTCTGCGTTGGTCGCGTCATCCAGCCGCAGCATCTGCTCCATCAGGTCGTATAGGAAGCCGATGTAGTCTCGGTCATGTCCGCCGGTATGGCTGTTGATCAACGGCAAGCCGTTTGCGGCCAGGACGTCGTCCACCCAGTAGTAGATGCCATCGCCGTCTGGCAGCTCACCGGCCAGCCGCCGTCTGATGCCC